TTGCCCATCGGTTTCCAGCGTTCGATACCGAATGTTCTGCCGCCATCCTTGGAAACTTGCAGCATGATCTGGGGATCGCTGCCTTGCCCATATTGCAAACCCTGGCCGGTTTCCATGTCCAGATAAAGTTCATCTACCGCAAAACTATTGCCGTCCTTTTCCACATGACGTGTGGTTAATTGGCGTTTGATCGGAATCCCATTGTCCGTATGGGTATCATCATCGAACTGGTAAATGCTTCCCGTTGTGGCATCGCTCACATAATTAATGGAATTGAAAGTAATACCAAGATTCGCCATGTGCCTGCCTGTCAAAGCAACACCTGTTTGCAATTCGCTCCAAAGTTCTGAGGTGATGTCGTAGAGCAGGGATTTATTCACTGAAGGGAAAGTGATCTGGAACATTTTATGCCCGTCGATAATATATCCAAAAGCAACCGCATCGCGCCAAACGGATAAATTGTTGATGATATGTTCAATATCGTCGGTGCTTATGCGCTGTAAATTAAAGCCCTGCATCAGCGTCACTTCAGAACCGCCGCCGTATAAATTCTGACCCAGAAACATCTGGATGTCATCAATAAACGCGATTGAATGTCGCGCGGACAATCCTTCATTGCGGGTTGCTCCAGAAATTCTTCCGAAAGGCAACGGAGTAGTGCCGACGTTCTGCCAGAATTCGATTGATTGTTCGCCATATAAAGTCAATATGCCGTTCATCGCCGAGATTGCGATCAAAAAATCGGAATTATTGTCTTTCGTCGCGTAAGTCGGGAGCGAGTAAACATTTGTCCAGTTGGTGCCGTCAAAATATTCACTGACATAAAATTGGCGGGTATTTGGTTTTGCAACGATCAATCTGCCATCCAGAAAAGCGGCTGAATTGGTTCCGTTTGGAAAATTGGCATCGGTAATTTTACCGAAAGAACCGGCTGCATCAAGTGCAGACTGCGCATATGTCCCGGCAACGATTGTGTAAATATAACCCGCAATACTATCGACAATCAAAAGCTGGACATTGTTATCTGAAATACTCACCAGGCCGGCAGAATTCGCGTCTAAGGTACCCGCAACAGTCACGGTCAAATTTTGCAATATCTTGTATAAAGTCAATCCCGCAACAACATAAAGCACATCTGAAACTGAACGCCATCCCCTGATTGGCTCGGACGGTAACACCAGAGATATGGCTAATCCGGGCGTCCCCCGCACAGCAATATGTTGTTTGTCCCCGTCTTTTCTGAGAGCAAAAAAACAATTTAACCGGCGCTGTCTGGTGACATAAGCGGAATCGGAAAAAACCCCGGAGCCAAAAAGTTGAATCCGCTTCATTACTCATCTCCGGGCTGAAAGTACATGGTGTTGATTTCAGCATCCTTGTGTCCGGCGATCATCGTTGCCGCTGTATAGTTTGACTCCATAACTTGAGTCCAAGGCATGTTGTACATGGGGGCGATCTGCCTGGAAAGACCCCATGAAATCGCCAAAAAACATTCCTGCGAGTATTCAAAATTATCGGCGGGATTCACCATGTCCTGCACCGGCTCCATGTAGGACATCGCAATATATTTCCTGACATCCTGCGCCGCGCCGCAATCCGTATAAAGATTGCTGTTGGTTATTTGAAATTCGTAATAGATCGCGGTCGGATCGGAGATATTTTGCAGGTCTACTTTGCTTGGCAAGTTGGCATAATCCTGCACAGTCCGCATGAAGCGGAGCGGCGTGTCCTGGTTGTAATTGTCGCGCAATACCGCCGTTTCGATGCTCAAAGGTTGCTGCGCGATAGTCTGGTAGCAATAGACCTGAGAACCGCTGGCAGATTGGCTTGGTAGAGCTACACTCAATGAGACTACCAGACCGACAACGCCGGAAACGGTCGTCCAGAACAAAGCGCCCGAATCGAGTTGAATGCCGATGTAACAGTTCGTCGCAATGCCGGTTGCGCTATCCACGGTGATTGATCCTGCCGATGCTGTTACGGTCGTTAAAGGACGGACAAACGTATTTGTCCAACCGGTAGCGTTCGGGCCGACCAGATATTTGCCTGTCGAATTGCTCAGGAACAAATAACCCCATTTGCGCTTGTAAACTTTTAGCCCCGGCGCAAAGTCTGATCTGCCCATCCATTGCTTGATCAGCATGTTCAGCTTCAGATTGCAGTCGGTAATGTCTTCCGGAGAGGGAGTTTCCACTTCATCCAGTTTGCCGATGTTTAACATGGCGTCACGGATCACCTGATCACGGTTTACCGTGAAGGAAAAATAACCTGAAGTGGTCATTTATGATGCCCTTAAACAATTTGGTGCGCCTGTAGATCGCCCATCACAAGTTCCACCGCATTTTTGGCAACCATATTGAGACGGGTCTTCGTTAAGAAGTCTTTCTGCGCCAGAATTTAGGAAATTTATTTCTACACAATTCATATTTCTATCAACAAAGAGTCGAGAATTAAACTCAAGCTCTTTTTTACTCGGCATTAGATAGGAAAGTTTTTCCTCTGCACTCATTACATAAGCACTCATTTATGCCACCTTTTTCTGTGCGCTCAGAGCCTGCAAGCACCAATCCACATGAGTCCAGACTTCTTCAACCGTGATTTCCGCCTGGCATTGCGCTGTTCCTGATTTTTCATCTTTTTTGCAGTGCGCCCATCCGTAATGGAGTTGGTGACAAGTCGGCGCTTCGTTCTCACCGCGTCCGGGACAGACAGTGTTCTCGCTTGAAATAGCGATAGTGTTCTTCCAGTCACGGGTAAGATTTTCGTAGGAACTGTGCGATAGCAGACAGACTTTGCTCACATCCATGCACGAAGCGGCATTGAGAACCCCTGTTTCGGGGCCGATGATCAGATCACATTGGGACATGAACGCCATGGTCTGCCGCATCTTCCAAATTCCGGATTGCTTATGAATGCGGGGTTCCTTTTCCCATCCCGCTTCAAGAATCTTGCAATCGCCCGCTCCCACCAGAACGACATGAACATTGGGGAACAAAAGCATGATACTGGCAAGAATGTTGTCCAACCCACCCCATGTTTTGTGAACGCTGCTTCCGGCCAGCGACCACATGACCACCAGATCGGCTTTCATCTTGTGGCGGGTATCTTCAGCCCAGCGTTTTTCTTCAATGGTCGGGAAGAATTTGACTTGTGGATCGTGCGGCACGCCCGCCAGTTCATGTTGATGTTGCAAATAATTGTGATTCAATAATTTGTGGCGGACACCGGGAGGCCAAAAATGCTGGGTTCGGTTTGGCATGGCAAGAAATGTCATTTCCACCGATTCGCAGAGATTCACGAATTTGTCGAACTTCTTCTTCTGAACTGCCCAGAAGTCGCCCAGATTGGCATTCGGCACCTGGTCAACATCAAACAGAACCAACTTGTCGATATTCGGGTCTTCCGTGATCACATCCGATCCGGGAGGGGAAGCAAAGACAGTAACGTGATAGCCCTGCTTTTTAAGCCCTGCCCAGACACTGGAAGCCATCATCAAGTCGCCAAAAGCTCCATAACGCACCACACAGGCGGTTTTCCCCGGCTTGGGGTCAAGGTAACTATCCGGGTATTTCTCGCGCCTGCTACCCCGCTCCAACTTGCGGAAGACCATCAGGAAGGAATACTCATCATCCTGATCCCGTTTTTCGCACAGTTCCAAATCCCAGAAGCCGATCCCAATCATCCATTGTCTGATTTTTTCTTCGTTCAGATTATGCTTGTGATCCGGATTCGCGCCTTTTTCGCCGACTTTCGGATAAAAGTCTTCGTGCGGCAGATAAAGAACCATACAACCTTTGGGTTTGACCACGCGCCACCATTCCCTAAGCACTTTCTCCGGGTCTGCCATATGTTCGAGCAAATGCGAGCTATACACAAAGTCCAGCGACTGCGAAGCAAAAATGCCCAAGTCTTCGGCGGTCTTCACCGTCACATCGGGGCGCATCGAAAATCCAAATTGTGCATGGTGCATGTTGTCCACGCTGATCGCATGGGGCAGAACCTTGAATTCCCCCGCCCCAATATCCAGCCCCCTGCCTTTCAGGTACGGCGCGACATCCCAGACTATCTTTTTACTCTCCGACTTGTACGGCTGATCAATATCCCAAACCATGCTTACCCCTTAAACAATCGGTTCCAGCCAGCCGTAGATCGTGGCAATCGCAGTCACGGCGGCTGTCCCGGAATCGGAAACGGCGGTGACTTTTACATCTGCTGTTGCCGGTATTAGGATAGGATAAAGAAACGGCACTTCATGCCCTTCGTATTCACAACCCACCGAGTTTTGCGCCAAAAATATCGGCCATAAAACGCCCAAATGGGATGTGCTGCGAAGATCAATTTGTGTCGCATGTCCGGCTGTGGAACCGCCGGACGGCCCCCATTGGGAAATATAACCGGTGTACCCGGCTGGAACGGTAAATAAGGCTTGTCGTGCAAGATCGTAACCG